GGGCGAAGCACGGGCTTCTGCCCTTGCGCGTGCGCGGGCGCGTGGTGGCCGAAGTTTAGCAGAGGAAACGCTAGAAATCGCAGACGCTGCCACGCCTCAAGAGGCGCAGGTGGCCAAGCTGAGAGTGGATACAAGGCGCTGGCTGGCCTCTAAGCAGGCTCCAGATGAATATGGTGACAAGCAGCAGCCACTGGTCAACATCGACCTCGGAAGCATGGCCCTTGATGCCCTGCGCAAGCGCACTGTCGTGTCATTAGACGATTCTGAGTAAATGAATACCGAAGCATTCAGTCACTTTATACAACGACCATTATGTTAAGTGGATAAGTCGTTATCCACAGAATTAAGTGCATCAAAGTATTACAAGCCTACTTATGCACAGGAATCTGTGGATAAAGTTGGCCAAAATCTGGGGACAAGTCGGTAGTGGCCAGCTGGCGGTCGGTGGCCGTGACCCCCCCGTGGCCGCTTTGGCGGGGGCGACTGTGGCGGCACTAAACACCTACAAAAAAAATTTTTAAAAAAAGTAACAACTAAGTCAAATTGTGCAAAAATGTCAACTCCACAAACAACGGAGCTAAACCATGAAAACGAAGCAGGCAACAATCATCATCAAAGACCAGGAGTGGATTGTGTTAGACACTGATGAGGCTCAAGACAAGAAAGTGTTCTGCAAGCTAATGAGCTTGGATGGGACAATTGTCTGGCACACTTGGGTGGACATTAACCAGATCGTGGGGATAATATGAATATCACGTTATTAACTAAAGTCAGGAAGTTATTCTGTGTCGATTATGTGCCTAATAGCACGAACAGACATAATCAATTGCAATATATTAAGGCATTAAGAATATTGGGTGATAAGTGGTTAATTCACCCTGATAATAAAGTGCAGAAAATACAGTGAAAAGTAATTTTGTAAATAACCATGTGAGATTGAATGGGAATGTGCATGGCCACAAATTACAGCTTTGTAATAAATGCGCTTTGAAAAAGCCACCGGAGGGTGGGGTGGAAATGAGTGCGACGAGGTGGCTGTGTGCATCGTGCTGGACCGACAGGATCACGGGTCAGAACTTAAAGCAAGCGAGGATGGATAAATGACTGATTTATTGACAGCGCTGCACTTGTCGGTACTACTTCTGGATTTAAAGATTCGCATGATGGAGGCGATTGAAGAGGATCGGTTTGACTTGGCGATGACGTATCACTTGCTGATACTGGTGCGGACTGATGAGCTAGAGGCGCATAAGTGGGCGATGAGTCCTAAGGCTTGGGCCATCTATGAGACGATCCACCCATGAAAGAAAATGTTTTCAGTCAGTGGGTAGAGAGGTATCAGCCGGACCCTGTGCTGTTTGTGCGGGAGGTTTTGGGGGTTGACCCTGACCCGTGGCAGGTGAAGTTTCTTGGGGCGATTGCCCGTGGTGATCGGAAGATTAGTGTCAGGTCTGGCCACGGGGTGGGAAAGAGTACGGCAAGCAGCTGGGCCATGCTCTGGTACTTTATGACGCGGTCTCCCGTCAAGGTGGTGGTGACTGCACCGACAAGCTCACAGCTGTATGACGCAATGTTTGCCGAGCTGAAGAGGTGGATCAATGCGATGCCTTTGCCTTTGCAGGGGTTGTTGACTGTCAAGCAGGAAAGGATTGAATTCAATGCTGCACCGACTGAGATGTTTATTTCAGCCAGGACATCAAGAGCAGAGCAGCCAGAGGCTTTGCAGGGGATTCACTCGGAGAATGTGATGCTGGTGGCCGATGAGGCTTCTGGTGTGCCGGAGCAAGTGTTTGAGGCCGCGGCTGGCTCGATGTCTGGCCACAACGCGGTGACGCTGCTTTTGGGGAATCCGGTGAGGTCTAGTGGGTTTTTCTATGACACCCACACGCGCCTGGCCGATGAGTGGACCACATTTCAAGTGGCCTGCACTGACTCGCCAAGGGTGAGTGATGAGTACGTCAAAGAGATGGCCATGCGCTATGGCGAGGAAAGCAACGTCTACCGGATCAGGGTGATCGGGGAGTTTCCCAAGGGGGATGACGACACTGTCATTGCCATGGACCTACTGGAGAGTGCGGTGAATCGGGATGTCGCGCCAAGTGACTATGCGCCCATGCTATGGGGCTTGGATGTGGCGCGGTTTGGCTCGGACAGATCAGCGCTGTGCAAGCGCCAGGGCAATGCGGTGACTGAGGCTATTCGGACATGGAAAAATCTGGACCTGATGCAATTGACTGGTGCGGTGGTGGCCGAGTACCAGGCGCTGCCACCGAGCCAGCAGCCAAAGGAAATACTGGTGGATTCGATTGGATTAGGCGCTGGGGTGGTGGACCGGCTCAGAGAGCTGGGCCTGCCGGCCAGAGGGATCAATGTAAGTGAATCACCCGCGATGGGTGGAACGTACAGGAATCTGAAGGCAGAACTTTGGTACAAAGCACGGGCGTGGCTTGAGGCCAGAGATTGCAAGATGCCAAAGGATGAGGTCTTGATTGCCGAACTGGCCACAGTGCGGTACTCATTTACCAGCAACGGCAAGATCGCCATCGAGGGGAAAGATGAGATAAAGCGCAGAGGCCTGCCAAGCCCTGACAAGGCCGATGCCTTTGTCCTGACATTTGCGTCTGACGCGATTGCAGGGATGTACGGGTCAAGTGGATCAGGAAAGTGGTCTCAGCCCCTGCGCAGAAACCTTGTGCGGGTTGCATAATTCGGGTATTGACAAACCAATGGGGGAAACCTATGAAGGCAATGAGTAAAGCGCAAAAGAAGGTCGGCAAGGTAATGGGTGAGTACAAGGCTGGCAAGCTCCACAGCGGTGGAACTGGCAAAATTGTTAAGAATCCTAAACAAGCCATTGCCATTGCAATGTCTGAAGCAAAGCTGCCAATGCGCGGTCAGCGCACGGCCACAAACAAGGCGAAAAAATAATGGCTACTATGCAGCGCACCATGAGCCAGGTCATGGATAAAGAAGAGGGCGAGGACATGGGCGCAGGCGAGAACTGCCCAATGCCCACGCTAGACATTACCCTCAATCTGAAAAACCGCGCCAAGGCAATCACCAGCGCGGCCTATGGCCCTGAGAATCCCAAACTGCCTAATGAGGCTTTTTGGCGCAAGAAGGCCGACCAGTGGGATGTGAGCATGGATGACGCAAAGCAAAGCCTATGCGGTAACTGCGCGGCATTCAATGTGTCTGACAACATCAAAGAGTGCATTGCCCAAGGCATTGGCATGGAAGCAGACCCATGGGGAACAATCAAGTTGGCCGATTTGGGTTACTGCGAAATCTTTGATTTCAAGTGCGCAGCCAGCAGAACTTGCGATGCATGGGTGGTCGGTGGTCCGAACACTGGTGAGCAAGAGGGTGAAGAATCTGAAGACTATGAAGAGGGAGAAGAGGAATGAAAAAAGGACTATATGCAAACATTCATGCAAAACGCGAAAGAATTGCTGCTGGAAGCAAAGAGAAAATGCGCAAGCCTGGGGCTAAAGGCGCGCCAAGCGCTTCAGACTTTAAAGCAGCGGCTAAAACCGCCAAGCCAGTAAAAAAGAAATGAAGACCCCAGCTTGGCAGCGTAAAGAGGGCAAGTCACCCTCTGGCGGCTTAAATGCCAAGGGCCGTGCCAGTGCGAAGGCGCAGGGTATGGATTTGAAAGCGCCAGTCAAGGCTGGTGACAACCCAAGACGCGCATCATTCTTGGCGCGGATGGGCAATATGCCTGGTCCTGAGATGAAGGGCGGTGAGCCGACCAGACTGCTGCTGTCATTGAAGGCATGGGGCGCAAGCTCCAAGGCCGATGCCAAAGCCAAGGCGGCTGCGATCAGTGCCAGGAACAAGGCCAAGAAATGATTTGTCCGATTGTCATTGCCACTGTCAGGGGCCATGGTCTGGCCGTGCTGCTGGAATCCATCAAGCAATACGCGCCAGAGTGTCCGGTCTATCTGCGCGGCCCAGAGTCGGTGATTGAGCGTTTTGATGCCGATTACAAAATTTATGGCCAGCCAAGGAACTTTGGCGAGGACTACAACGAGGTGATTGAGGCAGCGCTCAAAGACTGGTCATCATGCATTGTGGCCAATGACGACATTGTGCTGACACCCACCAGCGTGAAGGTGCTGATGGAAGATGTGGCCATTGTCAGGACCATGAACAGCTACAAAGCTGGGTGGGTGGCGGCTCGAAGTGATGCGGCCAGACCTTGTCAAAATGTGCGGATCACTGAGCAGCCGGAGAAACTGAACTTTTACAAATTCCCGTCTGAGGCCCACATCAAACTGGTCCAAGAGGTCAGCCCAATCTTTGCATGGATATCAAGTGATGCATTTGAAGAGGCAAAGTTTCCCCCTTTGAACTGGTACAGCGATGATGTGCATTGTATGGATTTAATCCAAAAAGGCTATGGCCACTATGTGAGCGCAAGTTACGTTCACCATATTGGCAGCAACACCATTGGCTTTGACGCGCAAAAACTGCATGACCAGGCGCTGCCATGGCTTAGAGAAAACCGGCCAGAATATGCGAGTGCCTGGTTTGATTCTTAATCTAGGCTCTGGGAAAGACTGGTGCAAAGAGTATCTGAATGCAGATATTCAAGCCAGCAAGAATCCTGACTGGCTGGTCGATATCAGCAAAGTAAAGTGGGGCGATACCCTGCAAACCCGTTTTGGGCAGCTGGAGATCGTGCCAGGGATGTTTGAAACCATTCTGGCCAATGATGTGCTGGAACACATCCACGATCTGGTCGATGCCATGACCAACTGCAAAGAGCTTTTGAGAGTGGGCGGTGAAATGCGCATCCATGTGCCTTATGACTTGAGCCTTGGCGCTTGGCAAGACCCGACCCATGTCAGAGCATTTAACGAGAATTCTTGGAAGTATTACACCGAGTGGCACTGGTACTTGGGCTGGCCGGATCGGTTTGAGTTGACAACGCTGGAAATGCGTCTCTCAAAGGTGGGAGAAGCACTAGAATTGCCCCATGAGGAGATTATCCGCACGCCACGGGCTGTGGACTCCATGTATGTGGTTCTCACAAAGGTCAAGCCATGATTGAAAACATTACTGAAAATTTATCCACCGACATTGCAGCCACCGAGCCAATGGATGATGCAGAACTGCAAGCGATCATCACGCAAGACCTGACCGATGCGGTGAGCTATGTGGACAGTGATCTGTCACCCACACGCGCCAAGGGGACCGAATACTATCGCGGTGATTTATTTGGCAATGAGGTCGAAGGCAACAGCAAGGTGGTGGCCATGGAAGTGCGCGACACTGTCTCGGCCATGCTGCCAAGTCTGATGCGCGTTTTCTTTAATTCTGAGAATGTGGTCGAGTTTGCACCCCGTGGCCCAGAAGATGTGAAGATGGCCCAGCAGGCGACCGACTATGCAAACTATGTTTTCCAGAATGACAACAACGGGTTTTTGACGAGCTATGCAATTTTTAAGGATGCACTGGTTCGCAAATGCGGAATAGCCAAATTCTGGTGGGAAGACGAAGAGAAGGTCCGAATTGAAGAGTACACCGGCCTCGATGACCAGACCTTAGAAATGCTGATGCAAGAGCCTGGTGGCGAGGTCAAGATCATCACATCCTACCCAGACCCAGCAATTGATGAAGCGCAGCTCACAACTGTGGACCCCATGACTGGTCAACCCATGGTGATGCCTGCACCGATGATCCATGATGTGCAGATCAAGCGCATCACAAAGGATGGCCGGATCAGGATCATGGCCGTGCCACCCGAAGAGCTACTACTGGACAGACGCGCCAGATCGTTTGACGATTCGACCATCATTGCCCACAGGCAGATGGCCACAATGGCTGATTTGTTGGCCATGGGTTATGACCAGGATGAGATTGAAGAGAATATGTCATCGACTGACTTGGACAGCAATGATGAGTATTTAGCGCGCCAGCCACTGTCCACAACATTTGGCACGAATGACGCTGCCAACCCAATGATGCGCAGAGTGCTGTACATCGAGGCTTATTCCCGTGTGGACTTTGATGGCGATGGCATTGCAGAGCTGCGCAAGGTCTGCTGCATGGGTGGTGGCTATAAGGTGGTCAGGAATCTGCCGGCAAGCTACATTCCCTTTGCTGACTTTCCCTGCGACCCAGAGCCACACACAAGCCCACTTGAGGCCATGTCGATTTTTGACATCACCCGCGACTTGCAAGAAATCAAGTCGGAAATACTCCGCAACACATTGGACAGTCTGGCCCAGAGCATTCACCCGCGCACAGCGGTGGTCGAAGGCCAAGTCAACATCGATGATGTCTTGAACAATGAGACGGGCGCGATCATTCGCATGAGAGCGCCTGGCATGGTCCAGCCTTTGACGACTCCATTTGTGGGTCAAGCTGCATTCCCGATGATGGAATACATGGACCAGATCAAAGAAGATCGCACGGGCATGAGCAAGGCGGCCATGGGTCTGAATGCTGATGCATTGCAGTCAAGCACCAAAGCAGCTGTAAACGCAACGATCAATGCCAGCCAAGGCCGCATTGAGCTGACAGCTCGCATTCTGGCTGAAGGCATGAAAAAGCTATTTAAGGGCATTTTGTTCTTGGCCACAACGCATCAGGACAAAGCCCGAATGGTGCGAATGCGCAATGAGTGGGTGTCTATTGATCCAAGATTCTGGGACACCAGCATGGATGCCAACATCAATATTGCCCTGGGCAATGGCGACACCAATGAAAAACTGCAAGCGCTGATGATGATCATGTCCAAGCAAGAGCAAATCTTGCAGCAGCTTGGCCCCACAAACCCATTGGTCACGCCCCAGCAGTTTAGTAATACCCTACGCAAAATCGTAGAGTTATCTGGTTTTAAAGACTCAACGAGCTTTTTCCAAGATATCCCTGCCGACTATGTGCCACCCACGCCAACACCAAAACCATCACCCGAAGAGGTGCTGGCTCAAGTGCAGGCCGAGTCGATCAAGGCAGATATCCAGAAAAAGGCTGCCGAACTGGAACTCAAGCGCCAGCAGATGATCATGGATGACGATTTAAACCGCGACAAGATGGCCCAAGATTTGTATCTCAAAAAGTATGAAATTGAGTTAAAGTACAAATCACAGATTTCTACAGCCGAAATTGATGCGGCACAAAGTATTGATCGTGAAGCAATGCGTCAGCAGGCATTGTTGGCCCAGCAGCAGGCGGCACAGTTTGTGTCCCAGCCGCAGCCACCAGTGCCTGAGATGATGCCCCCATCAACCTTTCAAGGAATGGCACAGTAAGTGACAAACGAAGACCAAGTAAATAAAGGCCGAAAGGCCAAGCAGCTGCTAGAGGATGAAACCCTCAACAATGCAATTGCAAAATTAGAAGGCGACCAACTTTGGGTATTTCGTTCATCGAAACCCGAAGAGTCTGCGAGGCGCGAGACAGCGTGGTGTATGTTGCAGGCCATTGATGGCCTAAGACAAGAGTTGATCAAAATAATGGACAACGGGAAAATTGCACAGAACGCTATCAGCAAATCACAGAAAACCTTAATTTAAGAAAATACTATGGCAGAAATACAAGCAATGAATGTGGCCGATGCGGCCAGTGCTATCTCGGCAATGTTGGCCCCCGAAAAGGGACAAGCAGAACTTGACGAGACGCAGCCAGTCGAGGAGTCCGAAGAGGACACCGAGACAGCGGCTTCTGAGGAAGATGACTCTGGTGTGGAAGACGCGCCAGACGAAGAGACCCCAGAGGAACAGTCCGAAGAAGAGGAAGAGCAAGAGGAGCAAGAACAGCATCAGACTTTCACTGTCAAAGTAGACGGCAAGGAAGTTTCTGTCACGCTAGACGAACTCCAGAAAGGTTACTCCAGGACTCAGGACTACACTCGGAAAACGCAGCAGATTGCCGAAGTGCGAAAGCAAGTCGAGCAAGAGACGCAAGCAGTCCGAGCCGAGCGTGAGCAATACGCTCAATTGTTGGGAGCATTGCAAGCCCAACTTCAGTCTTCAGAGCCTCAAGTCGATTTGGAGCGCCTCTACCATGAGGACCCTATCGAGTGGGTGAGGCAAAAGGAAGTCATGCGCGAGCGACAAGAGAAATTAGGTGCTATTCAGTCTGAGCAGCAACGACTTTCTCAAGTGGCCCAGTATGAACAGCAGCGAGCCATGGAAGCCCAATTTGCTAGCCAGCAAGAAGCTCTCTTGGCCGCTTTGCCCGAATGGAAAGATTCCAAGAGGGCAAAGGCCGAAAAGGCGCTGGTGATTGAGTCTGCGAAGGCGGCAGGCTTTTCCGATGAAGATTTGAAGAGCGTTTACGACCACCGACTGGTTTTACTGCTGCGCAAAGCGGCATTGTTTGACCAGATGGTAAGTAAGCGCCAAGGCATTAAGCCTGTGGTGAACAATGGCCCACGAACAGCCAAGCCTGGTGCAGCTGGTCGGGTTTCGACAACAACTGAGAGTGTGCGAGCAAAGCAGCGTCTTGCAAAAACTGGTCGCATCGATGATGCGGCTTCTGCAATTGAACATTTATTGAAATGAGGAAATTATGGCTATCGTAAGTAACACGTTCTTGACTTACTCTGCAAAGGGTATTCGGGAAGATTTGAGCAATATCATTACAAATATTGCACCAGAAGAAACGCCTTATATGTCAAACATTGGCCGTGAAAACGTGTCCAACGCATTGTTTGAATATCAGACCGATACATTGGCCGCAGCTGCTGCCAATGCCCAGTTAGAGGGTGATGATGTTGCATCGTTTGACTCTGTAACTGCTACTGTGCGTTTGCAAAACTACGCACAGATTTCACGCAAGACAATCATCTTGTCAGCCACTGAAGAAGTGGTCAACAAGGCAGGTCGTCGCAGTGAACTGGCCTACCAAATTGCGAAGCGTGGCGCGGAATTACGTCGCGACCAAGAATTCGTGATGTTGAATGGTGGTATCGCTGTCGCTGGTGACTCCACTACGGCCCGTGTGACTGCTTCTTTGGGTGCGTTTATCAAAACGAACACAGACAAGCAGACCAATGGTACTGATCCATCTTACACAACGCTGCCAAACAGCGCCCGTACTGATGGCAATGTGCGCACATTCACTGAAACCATTCTCAAAAATGTGATTCAGAAAGTGTGGACACAAGGTGGTACACCTAAGATTTTGATGTGCGGTCCTGTTAACAAACAGCGCGTGTCATCTTTCACTGGTATTGCTTCCAGCCGTTTCAACATTGATGGTGGTGCAAAGCCTGCCACATTGGTCGGTGCAGTTGACATTTATGTCTCTGACTTTGGCAATGTGCAAGTGATTGCAAACCGCTTCCAGCGTGAGCGCGATGCATGGGTGATCGATCCTGATTACGCCAAGATGACTGTGCTGCGCCCTTACCAGCAAGTTGAATTGGCCAAGACTGGCGATGCTGAAAAGCGTATGCTGATCGTGGAATGGGGTCACAAAGTGACAGCTGAAAATGCCCATGGTCTGGCAGCAGACTTGGTTACTTCTTAATCGAAGCAAAGGAAAGGGCCAGGGAAACTTGGCCCTTTTTTTAACATGATTCACAAAAGACTATTTAGCGAAAACAAAGATCAAGGCATCAAACGAATCTGGCATGAGAATGCTGAAACTGGCGATGTGACCATTGAGACCCAACAAGATATCACAGCGGTGATTGAGGCCAACAAGGCCATCTATAACGCTGTGGATGAGAAAGCCAACTGGACTGGTGAATGGCACTTGGTGGCATCCATCCCCGAATCCCTTTATTACAAGATGAAGGCCGAGGGCAAGATCGATGACCAGGAGTACATGAAACGCTGGTTAAACTCAAGCGAAAATCAATTCTTTAGAACTCGCCCTGGGAAAGTATGAACTACATTGCTGTATGCACACCGGCCCGTGATCAGGTCCACACAAATTACACCTATTGCATGGTCAATATGGTGGCCTATCACACACTCAACACCACAGACGCAATCAGTTTGAAATTGATGCAAGGCACGATTATCCAAAACCAAAGGGCTGACCTTTGCTTGGATGCCATGGCCGAGGGCTGCACACACATTCTTTTCATTGACTCGGACATGA